ATTGACGAACTACATCGTTCAATATATCCATAGGTATCGCAGAAATTGGACGTACCTCGCTATTTACGCACAAGCCTCGCAAATACACCCACCCTTTATCCGATATTTGCGAACTTATTTTATGTATAGCCTGTATCTCATCCCAATTTATAAAGAATGTGCATAGTGTCCCTTTGTTCTGAGAACAACCAATGAGATTGAGTTTCTTTAATGTTTCTATGGCACGCCGTATCGAACTGACAGAAGTTCCCATAACCTCCGCCAATTCTTTATTGGAAATAGTACATGTCGTCTTGTTCTCATTTGTATAACCTCTTCGTAGCAGATGGAACAAAACCATGAAACCGTCACTGGATGTCAGCGTGGCCATTGCGTATGGTATACATTTCCAGTGGTTGCTGAATTTATCAGAAAATGTACTCATTTGCTTGTTTCATCTTTTATGTAAAAACTAATAATCTTCCCTTTAACCATCTGTTTGGTGAGTCGAAAACCAATCTGTTTCGCAAACCGACCTACACGTTGATTGTTGGCTTCATACGGAAACGTTTCCGCATAATACGCTTTCATTTCCCCTACAGACACTTTATTTTTGTTTTCTATTTTCATAATCTTTTGTTTTTTATTGGTTGTACATTAATTTATTATTTGTCATCATTTGAATGCGGCATATCATTTTGCTGACACAGATTGGGCTGATTCTGGTTGAGTAGTTCATCACATGTTTTTCTAAAAGGACAATCTTTACAAGCGGTATTTTGTGCTGCTATAATTGTTACGGCAACAATGAATATAGTGGCCAATATAATAATAAGCAATGTTGTAATCATGATTTAAAGTTTTGAGTCGTTAGTATAAAGTCATATTTCAAAGGATCTTTTATATCCCATTGGCGATAGACATGAGTCAATTCCATGACCGCCTTCCAGCTTTCTTTGGGATAGGATATAAACCCCATCCGTTGTGCCTGTTGCGCAACATGGGGGGACATAATGGCATACAAATTTTCTGGTTTAATGAAATCAGTCTGCCATAATCCCAAATCTATCTCATCCTGGCGAACCATCCAGCGCAACAACATATTAATACGCATACAAGCAGAGTTTCTGTACGGACTACCAAGACGCGCTGGCTCATACAAATTACATAATGATATTAGTAAATCATCGAATGTAATAGAGTGCTTTTTGAGGTATTCTTTGACAGATGAATTCCTACTATAAAAACGCCTCAACAGATGACACACTTCCTTGAATGCCTTTCCAGTAAGTGTACGATAAATATTCAATTCGTCTGGAATGTCATAAAAATCACCAAATTTGATATAATAATACGGTTTCCACTCACATTGGCTCATCAATATATTAGCTGCATATATTATACTATTGGGTTGTCCCCACGAAACCATAGCTATAAGCATTGCACATATTTCAATATCAGCAATAGAACTATCTGGAACACGTTGTATCTTATGTAACATTTGAATGGGATCGTTTGATACAAACCATTTATAGTCAAAAGTCTCCCACATTTGATCCAGGTCGTCTTTTAATAATGATTTCATAATCGTCATGTCTAATTAAATAATGGTTTTCAATTCATTTACGTTTATAAATGATGGGCATTTCTCACTGCCAATAATATGATTGGCCGGAACTTTATTAAAGGGACCGTCTCTTTCACATTCTAAATTATACCTAAGACAATGGTATCTATCCCAGCATCCTTTAGCATAACATGTATGAGGGTCATTGTGTAGTTTAGTGTATGTTATTAATGAAAGGAAGTTGGCTGTATCCTGCAACTCATTTCTGAAATATACAGGAATTTCTCCTTGACACCATACATTGTTGGACTTAATTAATGTTCCATCGTTTTCCCGGATATAAAACTCTTTTCCCTCTGTCCCCTTGATTACATTGTTGGGGCGTTTTACAAATGGGTGTACGATAAAATAATGTCCTCCGATTATTTCACGCCCAACGTCTGGATGCTTAATTTTGTCCATCCAATAGGCACACTTAGCACATACATTGTCCCTACTCATAAGAAGAAGGGTCTCTCCAGGAGGGTCGTATTCAATAATATTTTCTTCTGCATGACAAAATTTGCAAGTAACGGTTATGGGCGGCACTATTGACAGTGCGTCCTTTTGAGTTGAAAGCATGTTAGTTTGGTAAAATGGGTTATAAAACAGATATGGGCACAGAACGTGCAGATCAAAATGAAATATTAGAAACGGATAGAATCAAATATGGAATTTATCTCGTCTTTCCTGATACAAATATAAACTTTGGTTATTTCAACGCTGGAGTGATTAAATATTCTATTCAATAATAACAGCGCTTCTGATTTGTTTTCACTCGTATCATAAACATATCTTCCAAAAGTTTTGCGAAAAGTATGTGTGGAAAAATTTTCTATATTCAATTTGTACTTGATTTTCCATTCTTTCATTATTCGATTCAAGTATTGTGGGGAAATAGAGGTGCCCGTAAATTTACTTTTAAATATTAGTTCATTAGGGTTGGGGCGTTTGAGCAACATGTACAATTCTTCTATCCTTGTCTGAATATTCAGGTTAAAGGGTATTTTTCTTACTTTGCCTGTTTTCTTTTCGGATTTGGTTAACGATCCTTTATGCAGTATGTCGGACCATGTTAGGGGCAGTATATCTGACACCCGTAGTGCAGTACAGAATGCCAATCGGGCATATAGCTCCCACAAATATTGACGGTCTTTATGAAGAAGGTACAATAGTTTTTTGTAGTCCTCCATAGGAAGATAATCACTTTTTGTCAATTGATTTTTCTTTGCCATACTCATTTGATTTAATTAGCCGTTACAAAAGTATGGCATTGAATTTAATTATGCAAATTTAGAAGCGATTAATATCAATATAAATCAATATTAATCGCTAACTAACTGTAATACAATATATTTAAAATCCAATAAATTTAGAAAACTCCTCTATAGATAATATAGGAATTTCCAACGATTGAGCTTTTGAAATTTTGGAGGAAGTTGCCGACTTGTCTTTTACCACCAAATGCGTTGTCTTTTTAGATACACCGCTTACAATATTACCACCGTTCTGTTGGATGAACTCTTCCAAATCATCGTCTCTAAACCCCGACATACAAACAGACATATGGGCGCATACACCATTATGGTTTATAGTTTTCTGTACTGGAGGTAGAATGGGAATACCAGTTTGGGTCAAAAACTTGAAAAACGGAGAAACACCAAGATTGAATGACTGCATCGTTTTTGATAAGATATTAAATGCCTCTGTGTTAGGCGACGGACATACATACTGCCTTTGATAAAAAGCATTTCTGGTTTCAGCATCCATTTCATCAAGTATCTTTTGGGCCTTTATTTTTCCAATTCCAGTAAAACAATCGCTTGCCTGTATTAAAGTGGCCAAATCAACCCCCTGCATGATTTTTCTGTTGTTCTCCAGTATAGTGTTTGATATGCTGTCTCCAAAGCCTTCTATTTTTATCAAATCGTCAAAAGTGATATTTAAAATCTCTGATATAGAAGTAAACCCAGCGTTAAAAATCTTGGATAATGTTTCTTCTCCCATATTTTCCGCACCACACGTTAAATAAAAGAATACTATTTTGGCCAACTGGATTCCCGGACAATTGGGGTTGGAGCAGCATAATTCGATTCTATTTTCATTCCATTTAGTTGGTTCCCCACAATGAGGACATTCCGCCATTTCATCCCATAACTTTTCTTGTTCTTCCTGTGTTGCCGGAGAAATAGTCGACAGAATTTTGGGAATCACCCCTCCAGAGCGGGTAACCAATATTTTAGCACCTTTTGCAATTTCATGGTCGTTGATCCATCCAGCATTATACCCTGTAGGGTTTTCCATATTACAATCTCCGGTATCAACCATTTCAATATTAACTACTGGTTTAAGAGCGCCCGCCTTACTGACTTTCCAGGCAATATCCTTTACTGTCGTTTCAAAAGATTCTGTAAAATCAGGGTGTTTATAAGCTATGGCGTATAAAGGGTTTCCAGAAGTTTGATGTCTGCCAATAACTTCCCATAAACGTAAATCATCAATATAAATTACAATACCGTCAATTGGGTATATTTTGCTCCACTCTTTGAATAAGTTCATCAGCAAGTCTTCGTTCAATTCATCCACAAAAGCGAAATGATAAAGGTGTTCTTGCTGATATATACTGCAAATTGTTTCTATCAAGCTGTAGAAGTTGTTATAATCATGTAAGGAGCCATCATCTACTCCATATCTGAAGAAAGAAGCATGTTGGAGGTAATCACATGGTTCATCTCTGTTTAAAAGTCCGACCGCTGTATTACGCGGTGATTTAAAGATGTCTCCAGTGAATTTAGAACGCTTCCCGTTGAAAAAACGTTCCCAATCATCTCTACTGATAACGAATTCTCCAAATGTATAATGAAAATCACTTGTTGGATTATAACATTGAGCGGATGCTTGATAATGGCTGGTACAATCTTGTCCCTCATTTTCTATACCCCCACGAGAATACGCTTCTCCTGTCAATTCATTATGCAGTAACGAAAGCCCGTCGAATTTGGGCATACATACGACGCCGGTACTTCCTTTTAATCCTAAAGATTGGCACCACTTCTTTAGTTCGGATATGCTTTTCACTTTGTTGAGTGATTTCATGGGAATAGGTAGGGAACGTTTTCTATTACAAGAAACCGCTGCCGGCTCTATATGTTTAAACCAATCGTTGGTAGGATCTGTTCTTTTTAACTCATCAATCAGAGAATCGTATTCAGAATCAGATATTAAAGGCTCGCCGTTTCGGTAAGCCTCATTATAGTGTTTTATTTTATCTATTAATTTCATAATGCCGTTGTTTTTAGTTTCTGCTTCCTTGAGCACGTTTTATAGATTTTCCCCAATTTTTCATAAGAGATTCGTATTGGGATTCAAATAATTTACATGTTAAATCATATAGCTCAGGAAGCATCTTTAGCTCTTTTTCTATGTAATCCATTTTAGAACCGCAATATAAGACATTGTTCATTCTGGTACTAACATTAACATGAAATTTTTTGTCAAACTCAGAATAAAGCAGGTAATAACCTTCTTTTATGCCGGCAAGGCCGCCCTTTCGTATTATTTGGGTTATACGTTGCCTCATGTCCGCAAGAGGTATTTCTTCGGTTAACCCCTCAATTACAGATTTCTTGTAATCGTTGGCCTCAATTAATGCCATGTTTTTCTGCTCTACCTCCACGCGTTTTTGCCGCTCTTCTTTTAGTTGGGTTGCCAGTTGGATTAAAAAATCTGGAGAGGTTAGGGCTTTTTGAAGTATGTCTTGCGTCATATATGCACCATACTTGTGAATGGATGGCAGCACTTCACCGTATACCCAGTCCTGAAAGTTCTCGGCTTCTGGTTTTCTTGATTGAAACACACACTTATATAAGTTGACTTCATTTATAAAAGTGGCTTTTGTATTTTGCAACTCATTGATTATCATACCCTCATTCTCGTATAGGGCACGCAAATCAATTAATCTTACTCCATTGCTTTTTAGTCTCTTTTTTACCTGGCTTGGATTAGATAAACCTAAAGCCTTGCATACATCAGCCAGACAAAATAAAGGCTTGTTATTTTCATCTACAGCAACTCTTACTTGTCCAAATTGGGGGTTGCTGAAAATTTGGATGTTATTTTCGTTACTCATATCTTTTAGGGTATTGCTTTGTTTATAAATATCAAGAGGGTACTCTTCATAAGGTTGAAGCGTACCCTCAATTCTATTACTCTGTTCCTGTATGACCAAAACCTTGTGTCCCGCGCTCTGTAGCTTCCAAATCTTCTATTGAAGAAACTGGGTTCCATTCTGCCTGTTCATATTTAGAGATAACCATTTGGGCAACGCGTTCTCCATCATTGACAGTAAACGGTTCTGTTCCATGATTAATAAGTATGATTCCTATCTCTCCTCTATAGTCTGCGTCCACGCACCCTGGAGAATTGAGACAAGTAATACCTTTTTTAAGGGCCAGTCCGCTTCTCGGTTGAATTCTCGCTTCATAACCATACGGAAGCTGTATATGTAACCCTGTCGGAACCAACACTCTTTCTCCAGGATTTATGGTAACTGAAGAATCGATATTTGCTCTTAAATCCAATCCTGCTGATTGTTGGGTTGCGTATTGAGGCAACGGATGCTTTGATGTACTGTAAATTTTTATTTTCATACGTTATTATTTTTATTATATTTCCACTTTCTTCGGTTCATTGCCATTGTGGGGTATATGGGACGTTCAACGCCACATAGCTTGTCATACTCATCCAATTTCAATGAACCTATATCTGATAATTCTATTTCAATATCACTGTCTATATATCTGAAATAATACATACCATTGGAAATCAATGTGCCCACACAAGCCTTGGATATGTTACCAGGCTTCAAGCCACTGATTTTGGCTGCTTCGTTTACAGAAGACGCTACCAGTACCAATGTCTTTCTACAGTTGAATATTAATACAGCCTTGGGTTCACGAAAAATTTTCTCTGCCATCCCAAATTTGTTTTAGCAATTCTGGTGGCAGTCTTCTTTTTACTAATGAAATTAAGTGCGTGTCTGATACGACAACTCCGGTAATAAACATTTCATCTATCACTTCGTTGATGTATGCACAGAACTGCGGGTCCACATAAGATAGGAACGGATAGCATAAACATCCGCTAATCAATTGATGCCCCTCTGTATTGATTGATACCAGTTTATCTAAAGGCAATTTGTAAGTCTCGGCAATAGCCTTTATCTGGAAATCAAACTTATAAAAGAAGTCTTCTATACTTAATTTGTTGTCGGGGTCTTTAAAATGTAGATAATATGTAGCATCAAAAACTCTGCTACCATCAAAATGAGTTCCAAAAAGGAGATTAGGGAATTCCGGGAGTGAGACTTCTGTACATTTTATATCGATTGTTTTCCCGGTTCCTTTTAAAAGGGTCATTACGGTATGATATTGTTTTTATGAACTTCGGGTGTAACCATAACCGATTGCGCCTTATCATATTTGACATTACGAATGGTGTATTCGCGAGTTTCACCCACCTGCTTTAAATATATCCGGATATTTTCTATAGCTTCGGCTGAAGAATATGCCGGTACATAAATAGTGCTGTTAGATGTTTTTGTCTTACCGGATTTCTCATCCATATCGTAGAAAACAAGTGCAACTTGATACAAGCCGACTTCTGTATCTTCGCTTTCCTCAAAAAAATATGATATTAGCCCGCATATTAGTTCCGTATCTGTGACAAAAGTGTCGTTGTAAGCAACTTCTGCAATTTTAGTGCGGACAATTTCTATATCCACTTCTCCAAATTCATCTTTCCCTTCTGCTAACTTATAAGCTATTTGTTCTGCCTCGGTATAGCATGTAGCCATTACCAGGTCCTCAGATTTAATGGTAACAATGGCTCCTTGATCATTGGTGCCTTTGTATGCCATCTTAATACGAAAATAATTAAAACCTTTACTCATTTTAATAATGTATTATTGTTAGACATTAAATTATCGATGCAAATATATTTCTTTTTATTATATTGATTATTATAAAACATATATTTAACATATATTTTATATCTAAACATCTATAATATAGATTATTATATTTTATATATTATAACTCATTTATACTGATATAAGAATAGAAATAGAAACCAACTAACAGTTCCCTATCTATTCTTTCAAAAAATCTTAGTATGAATATAGTTAGCACAGACACAACTTTTCGCGGCACTCCACTGGAGAGTATATTTAGGACCAGTAAAAAAACGATTCAAGAATATGTAAGAGAGATTGATCGCCATTGCAGATATAAATCTGTCCAATCTCAGGTAACACGGGGCGTTGTTTTGGATGACCGTGGTCCATTAATTGATTTATATGAAGCATGTGTACAACAAGATGCACATTTAAGTGCTGTATTGGAAACTGTAGAATCTCAAATCATAGGTGAGCGTTATATGTTAGCGCGACAGAATGAGCGTGGCAAGTATATAAAAGATGTAGAAGAAACCAAAAAGATACAAGGCTCTCAATTTACAAAGATAATCAAGGGAATTGTTGAGTCTAAATGGTATGGATACACCTTGCTCGAAATTATGCCTACGATAAACCCGTTAACAAATAAGTTGGCTGAAGTAAATATCATAGAAAGACGTAATGTGTTGCCTAATCAAAATAGGGTTGTTAAAAGGCAGGGGCAATGGACGCCGGGGTGGGATATAACCTCAAACCAATATTCCTGTAACTATATTCTTATTAATACAGGGACATTAGGGCTGTTTTCTGCAACTACCCCCTTGATATTGGCTAAGAAATTTACATTAGCTAACTATGTGAATTTCTCACACACATATGGCCAGCCTATCATTCATGGTAAGACAGAGTCTGAAAGCATTCAGGACAGACAAAGATTGGCTCAAAGTATAGCCAACGCTGCTCAAAATAAAATTGTTGTTACAGGCCTGAATGACGAAGTGGACATAAAGACTTTTACAATGTCTAATTCTGAGCATATTTATAGTAGCCTTATTGAGTTTGTAAACAAAGAAGTTGCCAATTTAATTGTCGGTTCTTCCTCAATGGCTGGAGAGACACAATCTTATGTAGGATCCACTAATGCGCACCAAGATATTTTTCGGGAACGGATTGAGGTTTACCGGGAATATATTGAAAATGTTATGAATGAAGAGATTCTTCCACGTCTGGTTGATATGGGATATATTAAATCTGGCTTGGAGTTTAAATACGCCAATCGGGTAGAGATGAGCAACAAAGATAAAATCAGTTTATATTCTTTTATAACAGATAAATATGAGGTATCGGCGGATGAAATTGAAAAAGAATTTGGCATTGTAGTGGGTAAACAGTTTAACGCTTTATCAGAAATGATTGGTGGCGGTAACAATATGACTGGCGCACACTCTAATGACAGACACATTATGACTGATGAAGAGTATTATAAAAGATACGGGTACCAGCGTGGGGAAAAACCTAATCGGACCAGGAAGGTTGAAAATTTTTTGACGGAAGAGGAATAAAGGATAGCGGTTTCTCTTCCGTCACAGCGGAATCTGAGTCAACCACTGAAGATGAAGATAACGCTGAATATCTTGCTATCTATGCTGTCTTTCAAAAATTTTTGCGTGATTATGGCAATGCGGATAACCGTTGGGATTTGCTGGAAGAAATGATGGAATTACGTTCTGAATTTGCATTTAACCATGCAATCAAGGGTTTTGGTATGGACTTTGAAAAGGCATTGGATTTACTTCGCAATCATAATGATGGGCTGACAAAAATGGAAAAAGAACAACGTGATGTGTTGGTAGCAGCTTTGGACAACCTCGTTGACTTTGCTGTAGCTGAAGAATTTCAAATGTTCGCCAACCTCCCCGACGACCTTGACATTGATGACGAAGAAGATATTAAAGAGGCTGAAAGTATTTTTTATCGATACAATAATATATACTCATCTATAGAGAATGGAGACATTGAGTATGCTATGGGGGTTGCTGCTGGATGGGTCTCTTATAGCGAGAACACTGTGCTTACATATATGACCCAAGGGGATAATAGAGTACGCCCGTGGCATCTTGCATTAGAGGGAACCAGTTATCGAAAAGCTAATTTCCCAGCATGGCTAATTCCGCCTATTGAACATGGGTGTAGGTGCTTCTTGGTGGAAGAGGCTTCAAGCGTCCTTAACTGTACACAATTAACACAAGTAGTGGGACAAGTCAATGAGATGCCAGATTTTATCAACCCTGTATTTAAAGAAAGTGTTGCAAAGGGTGGGCGTATATTTAGCAGTGCTCATTCATATTTTAGTGTTCCGAAAAAGTATAAAAAGAAGTTACGTACCATTGCTAATAGAATAAAAGGAAAATGGTTAGAAAAACAATAACTCCTAAGCAATTAGCTCAACAGTGGCTAACCCTTCCTAATAGATTTGAAGTTAATGTATTTAACTTTGAAACATTAATAGGTAACGCTGCAAAAAAAATATTTAAGGATTCTTTCTATCTCCGTAGATTTAATTCTGCTGGTACGTTTGCGTGGGAAAACAGAAGCGATCATAAGCCCCACCCCATATTAGAAGAAACTGGAACACTCAAGCACTCGATTGTGTGGGACCGTTTTCACTCCAGCAATAGCCGTGGAATTAAAATTTTTACAGACCCTGACATGTTCCGATTCAGTAAAAGGCAATATGGAAGAAATTTCTGTTATGCGGCTATACACAATGAAGGAGGACAAGTTGCCAAATCCGGCTCTCCAGCACATAACATTAAGAAAAGACAATTTATAGGTTACTCAACAACCGTAGCTGATAAAATTACATCTTATAGCATTCGTATTTTTGATGGCTTTCCAAAATGATAGTAGAAAAACATAAATTAAATACACAAGACAATTTAACGGACACGATAGAGAAAAGCCCTACCGCACTCGTTGATAAAGACAATACAACATTAGAAGAAGTGGAAAACAATCCGCTGGAAGATGTGTATATGGCTGTTAGACGGGTGTTGGAATCTCTTCACACCAACCCTGATGATGAAAGTTCCCCCAAACTGTTTCGGACAGTAAAGATAGATAACGGACAGTTTGAGCGTATTGTCCGCACACGTGGCAACACAGAATACGGTATAGCTTTTCCTGCGGCATTTATCCGATTTGTAAATGTACGTTATTTGGTGGCCCAGCAACGAATAGGAGAGGGACGCGCCACCATGCGTATTAGATTCGTACTTAATGATTTAAATAATGGGGATGATGTTGTAGAAACACATGGATTTCGGGTTTTTCAACAGATTAATGATGCTATTCAGGACGCAAAAGATTATGAGGCAGCGTTAAACGAACGATGCAACCTTACTTATTTTGATATGCCAGAATCTTTGGATCATGGGGTACAACCGTATTGGATTGATTATGAAATATGGTTTAGAACATCCTCTTCATTCCAGTACCGGAAATGGGTGGATAGATACTTGGTCATGCCACCGTTCACAAACCATTCAGACGCACCGGAACACGATACAGATGCGCATGGGGATCATGATAAGCCTAAAATTGAAGAGGTTGCAAAATTTGAGCCTTCTGTAAATACTCTACCGGAAGATAACGTTTAAAAAGCGAATTCAAATATCGTCGGAACAGAGGCGAATGCTTGCTCTCTTTTACAGAAAACATACTGTTTCTCAATTATATATCAATCGTCGAAAGGTTCATTAATCACTTTCTTAAAAGATGTGTTTTAGAGGATTCACAACCATTAGATAGGCAGACATCTATTCTTGTGAAAAAGCTCAAATGAAAACAGATGAATTAAAATATGTAGTTGGGGAAGCGCAAGAGGCAAAGCCAGTATATATGCGTTTCTATGGCCGTATCAATGAAGAAAGCACCCGTCAATTCAACGATGAGTTCTTGTGGGTTCAGGACTATGTGAAGCCTTCTAAAATAGTGATTAGCATCAATAGCGAAGGCGGGAGCGTATTGTATGGAATGGGAACCTTCTCTATTATACAACAATGTCCCATTGAGGTTGAAACTATTATTGAAGGAATGGCTGCATCAATGGCTTCTGTATTATGGGCCGCCGGCACCCGTTCTTACATGCGCGATTATTCAATTTTAATGATTCACAATCCATTTGTACGCGAAGAAAACGCCTCCCCTGACAGCGAACAAATCGTAAAGGCTTTTCAAAAGCAGATCGAAACTGTCTACCATAAGCGATTTGGTCTGACGAAAGAAAAGATACGGGAGATTATGGACGGCAAAGAGGGGTGTGACGGTACTTACTTCGATGCGAGATCTGCCGTGAGCGCTGGAATATTGCCGGCGGACCACGTCCTAAAAACATCAAAACAGGTTTGCACTAAAGTTAAAAATCAAATTGAAGGAGTTGTGGAAGCAGGCGCTCTGCAAAAAATAATGGCTTCTATTAATGCAGAATTGGAAGATTTTAAACCACTTGACGTTTCCGACTCTATTCCTAATCAAAATCAAATAAACAATTCAAATTCAAAAGAAACGATGGACAAAGAACAGGAATTCGCATTTGGTTCTGTATGTGCCCAGCTCGGTTTGGAGAAAGACTCTGAAGTTTCAACTGTCATTACTCGCATTGACGCATTGAAGAATGCAGAAAAGAAAGCAAGAGAAATTCAGGCTTCATACGATTCTCTGAAAATTCAAAAAGAAGGGGTGGATGCGCAACTTACCAATGTTCAAAATGAATTGACAACGGTTAAAGAAGAGTTGCAAAATTACAAAGATGCTGAAGAAGCGCAACATAAAGCGGATATTGAGCAGTTTGTAGAAAATGCAATTTCTGAGGGTAAAATTAGCCCCGATGCAAAATCTAAATGGGTAGAAATGGCAGCAAACAATTTTGAGATGGTACAAGAGACCTTGAACTCCATCCCCAAACGTGATAAAATTTCTACTGAAATAGCAAATGATCCTGCCAATGTAGAAAATGCAGAAAATCAAATTACTGAGGCAGAAAAGAAAATGGCTAAGGCTGTTGAAGCTGTAGTCGGACCTGATTTCAAATTTGGAACACTTGATTAAACACAAACAATATAAAACATGGCAAGTTCTGTAAATTTTGCGCAAAACACTTATTCCGGTGAGGTCCTTGAAGATTTACTGACCTATACAGCGCAAGGCAACGACACATACAAGGAAGGTTTGATTCATATCAAATCAGGCATTCAGTTTAAATACACCATCCCATCAGTTCAATTGGGTAAGGTGATCCAGGACAATGTTCCAACGCCTACTTCTACTCATGGAGCGGGAGCAGGGACTACAGGCGGGTTGAACCAATACACTTTCACAGAACGTTATTTGGAACCGCAGGAGTTCATGGTATATCTCGAATTTAATCCGAGAGATTATGAAAAGTATTATCGGTTTGCACAGCCGGATGGAAACCTGGTATTCCGCGAACTGGACCCGAAAGTACAGGCAAAAATGCTCCGTCTTTTGATGGACAGAAAGAACGAGTATATCGGTGAATCTATTTGGTGTTCTGCAAAAGGTGGAAAAGAAGCGGCTAAAATCACAGCTCCAAGCGGTTGTACAGAAATAGGCGGCGAGAATGCGGGCGGACCGATGAAATATTTTGACGGTGCTATCAAACGTATTTTGGCAAACACTTCGTCCAAAGCATCAGAAACTGAAAAGGCTGGTGGACAAGTAGTTATTGCTGGTAACACAGAATTGACTACTGGCGCCAATGTAGAAGCTGCTTTCAACGCAATGTGGAAGAAATGCCCGAAACAAATCCGTAAGAAAGCAGGGTTGGTATTTGTGTGTGGCTGGGATATTTGGGACCTGTACGATCAATATCTGAGCGACAAGCAAGTGAAATACTCTGATAACACCAAGGTTAACGAATACCGTTTCAAAGGCAAACGTATTGTACCCATTGTAGGTATTCCGGAACATACCATCTTGCTCGGAGAGTTTACTACCGGTATGGAATCTAACTTATGGATGGGTGTTGACTATGCCAATGACACCGAAGTAGTAAAGGTTGAGCGTTTGCAGGCCAACAGTGAGTTCTATTTCTTCCAGATGCGTATGAAAATGGATGTAAACATTGTTCGCCCGGCTGAAATTGTAGCCTGGACTGCTTATAAGAATGCGGAATAACGAGTTGACTGATATTATATATGGTTTAATCACGAGGGAGTGGAGCTAAAACTCCATTCCCTTTTTTAATTTTTAGTTATGGCACGTAAAAAAAAGACCCAAGATCCGGAAGACGAAAACGTCCAAACACAGGAAACCACAAACACACCAGATATACCGGATACTTTAAACGAAACAACAGCAGGCGACAATGTAGAGGAACAAAGAGATATTGAAGGTGACAGCACAATGGTCACTGAAGAGCTGCCGGATGACGGCACGGATATGGAAGAAATTCTCCCATCTACACCTGTCCCGGAACCAACAAGGCAGTTGTTGCAAAAGTTCCCTAATTACCAGGAACTGTACATTGATGCCAAAGGAGGGGTGTACACAAAAGACACTCAACCTAATTTGGTTACAGAAGCTATTCTTTATCAAAACCCGTATTACAAACAATAAAATTTACAAATATGGCATTAGGTGGCGTATTTATGAGTGATACCGATGGGAACATTGGAACAAACTCTACAACTTCAACTGAGAAGGTCACAGGGCTGCTGTTCGATATTTCCAAACAAGCTAAATTCTTTGAAGAAGGTGCAGGTTTGGCTGTAAAGGATAAATTGCAAGGCAATGTTATAGAAATCAATTCTATGGACGATTTGAAGGAATTGGGAATTGCTGCACCCTCTGATGATCCTAAAAATGATTTACTTTTTGGAGTGCCTTACTATCATATCAATCATTTCTTCAGCATACAGGGTGACAATGGACGTTTATTCATAATGTTCGCAAATTGTGGCGCTGATTGGGATGCTATTGACCAGATGCAACATGCCGCACACGGTATGATTAACCAACTTGGTGTTTGGACAGAGCAGTCTTTGTGGAAGCAAACTGACCCTGAAGCAGGAACATATAGTATTGATTTGGTTGCAGATTTACAATCAAAAGCCTCTTCTTTGGCGGACGAGAACGCTCCTTTATCAATCTTGTTAAACGCAAACTCTGCGGTTATCGCTACCAGTGATGAGCCTGTTAAGAAAGTCGAATTGGCAAAAATACCGACTTGTATAACAAATGCCCGTTTTGTTACAGTATTGCTCGGCCAAGGGTTAGATAAAGATGTGTCAGCAATGCAGCTTGCCAACCCAAATCTAACTCCTGTAGGAAATATTGGTGCTGCACTTGGATGTGTAGCTTTGGCAAGCGTGCAAGAGTCATTTGCGTGGGTTAACAAATTTAATCTGATTGGGTATTTCCCTGACATTGAAATGGGATTTGGCGATGTTGCATTGAATGATGGCCAGCAATTGACCAGCACTTTAAAGTATTCTTCTTTAAACAGAATGCAACTGGATACATTGGATGATAAGGGGTATGTTTTCTTGTGCAAATATTCAGGATTAGAAAGTGGAATATATTTCTCAAAAGACCAGACATGCTCCAATGGAGATTACCGGACAGTTGCCAGAAATCGTACAATTCATAAGTCAAGACGCGCTGTACGCAATGCCTTGTTGCCTTATGTACACTCTCCATTAAAAGTTGATCCCGCTACCGGTTACTTATCTTCAGCCAAAATTACAATGTTTCAGAATATCGTTTCCGACATTCTCAACACAATGCAAACCAATGAGGAAATTTCCGGTTTTTCGGTGACAATTGACAAGAATCAGAATGTATTGAAGAACGATACACTGATTATTAAATATTCACTTGTTCCGGTAGGAGTTGCATCTCGTATTGAAGTAATAGAAGGTTTGGCACTAACCAATAAATAATAAACAAGATGGAAGCAATAATTAATAATGTAGCATATAGCTGGTCAATGATACGCATTTCCATACCAGCTTTGGATATTTCTGAAGACTCCACTATTATGCAAGGAGTATCTGAAATAAAATGGAATAAAGTTCGTAAAATCGAGAACAACTATGGAATTGGCGGTAATGCCATTAACCGTGGTTTTGGTAATAAGACTTGCACTGCATCTATCACAATGGACTACAACACGGTTTCACAACTGAGAGCGCTGGCTGGTTCTCTGATGGATTTAGGCGAGTTTGATTTGATTATCTCGTTTACCAATGCGTATGCAGGAGCTGATTGGACGGCTGAAACCGTTACTTTAAAGGGATGTATCTTCAATGAAGATGGCATGGAAAGCAAGCAAGACGATACAAATATTGCGAAAGAGTACAATCTGAATCCTTTTGATATTATTACAGGAGAAGGTACAAGTTCTTGGCTGTAATTATAACATTATTATTGTTTTGAAAGCGAGTTGGAAACAGCTCGCTTTTTTTATTTTATATTATTGCAAACTTGATTTAACAGCTTGATAAATAAATACTTATCAAGCTGTTTTTAAGAAGTAAAGATAACGATTTTGCAACCATGCGAATTTCAGTGTTTTGCGTTGCTATGCTATCAAATAACTCTTTAGTTCGTTCCAAACGGTACAATAATTATTTTCGATAAAAAATTTTCATTTTTTAGTTCTGTAGTTTCGATAAAAAAATTATTTTTGCAAAAAATATCAATATGAAACTTTTTGAATATGCTTGGTTTACTGATTTTCATGGAACTATAGAAGACCTAAAATTATTGGCCATGAAAGAAGATTGGGATTATAAGAATAGTCCCATCGGGAAAAATCCAATATTAGAAAATTACATAAAGCACACATTCATAAAACTTTACGAAGAGCATAAAGTATTAGAACAAAATGGGTATTCATTATTTAATACAGGATTAGTTACTGATTATCAAGAAGAAATATTTGCATTATGCCAAAAAAATAAAAGACCAGGGTCTATCCAATGGTTTTTCTTAGGATGGCGTAAGGCCAGCGACAGAGATTTAATGAAATTCACCAGTCTGCCCGAAAATGCAAACTACTTTGAGAATTCGTCAGATTTGATATATGACACAAAATTGGAGTTGCGTACCAATGTTAATCATATTATAGATGACAATATAGAAAGATTTCCGAAAGCATTACAATCTATGGATAAATATCAATTGGGAGTTCTGCTTCAAGGTACAATAAACGATGCCATTAGAAGGATTAGACGAAACTATAAAACGGCAGTTCCTCAATATTATGATGGGCGTTTACAATTATTATTACCATTATGTTTGACATCTAAAGCATCTGCCGATTTAGCTTTAGTTATAGAGAAAGAGAACGGGGTTTATCGAGCATCAACATGTCTAACACTTGATATGGCTATAAATAATGCGAGATTAATTGCTAAGCCAGATGACGAATGGTTAAAAGTATAAAAAAAGATTGTAAATATGAAATGATTGTGCTATTTTTGCAATCAAAATTAAGTATAAAAGATTATATCATTTAAACAGAAAAATAAGTTTAGATTTACAAAAAAAAGAAGATACATTTAAAAGACAGATTTAAAGATTGATTATATGAGAGCGCTTTTATGGTGCTCTCTTTTTTTTATCTTATTATATGTCTTTTCCGTTTTCTTTATAAAACAGAAACTGAAAAAATCTTTTATCAAATAAACACCAGCAATAGTCATTAATCCCAAATATTCCCAAGTATTGAAGTCAATACCTCTTATTTTTTGTAGCACATATAATGCTATTTGAATCAACTTTTGTTTGTATTCACTCATCAGTAAATTAAACGATTTTGCAATCGTGCTGGGATCTCTATAAACAACAAATATCAGCATTTAAAAATAAAAAATCATCAATCAGGCAACCATCTTTTTTCTTTTGTTCTATTCATAGATAAAAGACACTAAATATTTAATCAATAGAAATTATGGAAAATCAAAACGACGATTTCCTCATGCCTGAGAAAATTCAGACTGAGATTGAAAAGAAAGTAAAAGAGCTGAAAGATTCGGACCCCAAACTGAAACGTGTATTCCCGATTTTGGTAGAGGGAGATGAAGATGAAGGCGAAAAGCCATACTATATCGGCTACTTTAAGCAGCCACCCTTCCCGGCGTTCAGCAAGTATCTGTCCCTTTCCCAGAAAGACCAAGCCGGTGCCATGCGAGAATTGGCAAAAGACTGTTTCATAGACGGTGACAAGGAATTGATAAAAGACGATTCGCTGTTTATCTACGGTCTTATGCCTCATTTGGCTAAAATCATCGAGATGCGCAAAGGAAGACTCGTAAATTTATCAAATGCTGGGAAGTAAGAGACGATCAGTTTATCCGTCACAGACAGATATTCATACGGCATTATTTTCCCAGCGTAAATATAGATGAATTAGACGATGAAGAGTTTGCGATACTGTCGGAAGAAGCCGCATGGCTTCATAGCAAAATGCTTATAACTCAACAGGCAAACGCGCTTGGTATGCTTGCATAAAGCGTCTCGTTACCCATCTTTTACCAAAGCCCCTTATTCACAATTGGATAAGGGGCTTTTTCAATCTTTCAAGGTATCAAATCGCTATTCTTTAGAAAACATAAAAAGATGGCAGAGAATTATATCGTTAATTATCAGATAAACGTGAACTCCAACCCAGCATTGGAGTCTATACGTAAGTTTCAGCAAGCCACGGCTGAAATGGAAGCGTTGACAAAACGCTTTGACGTTATTGCAAAAAGCATTGGCAAAGTCAACTCTGCATTGGCTTCTATCAATACAAAACCAATTGATATAAAAATTAATACCAGTGCAGCAGAGCAAGGCCTCAAACGTATATTGGGGCACCTGGAGGCAATCAAGAAACAGTCAAAAGCTGTATTGGGAGGGGCTGCAAGTAAGCCTTTGTATTCATTTTCGGATATAAAGAAGCTTCACAATACTATCAATTCAATAAACGGTACTTTAATACAGCCAAAGGCTAATACGGATAACGCCATAAAAAGTCTCGACAAATTATTGGCGAAAATTAATGAGATTAAATCAAATAGCAGGATTACCATAACAGCAAGCGCTGCCGGAGCCTCCAAAGCAGCTTCCAGCAATACCTCCAGAGCCGGTATCCCAGTTGTACGCATGGCAAGGGAAACAGGAGCTGGACACAGTACCTACTTATACCCGTCTACCCGACAGGTATTGGGGCCAACATATGCTAATACGGGAACAAATGTTGCTGGAGAAATGATTAAGGGCATGGGAGTTGCCTATGGACTCAGCTCTTTAATGTCGGGGGTAACTTCTGTTTTTAGGGATGCTTCTGCCTATGATAATATAACTCAAACCACTAAAAACATCCTTCAGGCTCACGATAAAAATATAGGTTTCGAGGCCCGATTTGACGAAATGAACCAACTCATGCGACAGGTTGGTGTGGAAACCAAATATACGGCCCCGCAAGTTGCTGAAGCCGGTAAATTCTTGGCTATGGCGGGTTTTGATGTTGATCAGATAAAACAAGCCGTTCGCCCTATATCAGATATTGCACTTGTTGGTGATACAGATTTGGGAGAGACAGCGGATGTCGTAACCAACATTATGACCGCTTATGAAATCCCCGCAAAGCAAATGGATAACACAGCCGATATTCTTACAATGACATTCACAAAAACAAACACAACATTGTTGGAGTTGGCAGAATCATTTAAGTATGCTGGTACGGTAGCTCACCAATCAGGACTGGATTTTGAAACAGCATCTGCTGCATTAGGTGTATTGGGCGATGCCGGTTTGAAAGGTTCTCATGCAGGTACAACATTGCGTATGATGTTGTTAAATATGATGAACCCTACAAAAAGGGGACAAGAAGCGTGGGATTTATTAGGTATTAGTACCAAAGACAAGAACGGCAACCTGAGGAATTTTACTGATATTTTGAGCGAATTGCATGAGAAGCAGCAAAGTATATCTTCCGGTGATTTTACAACATTAATCAACGAAATGTTCAGAGTTACCGCAGCGCCGGGTGCGTTGGCATTGATAAATAATGTGGGAAAGGTGCAAGAAGTAACCGGACTCAACAAAAATTCAATGGGGCTTGCTTCAAATTTGGCTGATGAGAAGAAAAACACCATACAGGGTCTGTGGTATCAGATGACTTCCGCATTTACGGAAACTGGAATGCAGGGATTTGAACAGATGCAGGGAGCAATCCGTGATTTTCTCCAACGAATGATTGAGTTGATGAAATCCCCCAAATTTGCCACAGCATTGAAAAACGCAATGGACATGTTCTTGAAAATAGCCAATGTAATCGTTGACGTATTTAACAAGATTATGACCATGTGGAATTGGATACCAAATTGGGGCAGAACAGCATTGCAATGGTTTATAAAAATCCAAATGGTATCAGGTGTTGTTGCGGGAATCGGGCAGAGCATATTAAGCACTGTGTTGATGGTACGTGCAGTGTTTATGGGAGATTGGTTATCAAAATTCTTTTTAAAACCTCTTTCTACTGCTCTCGTCTATATGGTACGGATATATAATATAGAAAAGAGCCGTTATGGTTTAAACAAAGGAAAAGCTATTTTTAATACGTTAGGTGGTAGTTTGTTGTATGGTGGAGGTAAAATCAAGCAGTGGCTTGTTAGTGGAGAATCAATAGGTAATGTTGTTGCAAATAGTGGCGGTAAAACAATAAATAATCTTACCCAAATGGGTGGCGCAACACTATGGGGAATTATAAAAAAAATTACGCGTTCTTTATTAACCAAACCTATAGGCTGGGGCTTGATGGTAGGAGCAGCTATCACTTATATAGGTTCTAAAATTGATGACGCATATAAAATAACAGAAGCCGCCCGCCAGGCCAATGAAGCATGGGCACAAAGTTATCGTAATTTGAATGTCGACAAACTTAAACTGTCAGACCCGGATGCTTTAATGATAGGTAATATGCGCATATTCAATAACGAATTGTTAACCCAAAACGAGCGTATTGCCCAGTCTACTGAATTATGGCATCGTTATTGGATAGAAAAGAACGGTCCCAAACAAAGCGTGGATGATCAGACCAAGTTCTTTGATACAGCCGCAGGCAGAGATCCGGAATTGCTACAACGATTGGAAGCCGCAGACCAATGGACAGGCGTAGATAAAACTTTCCGCTCATTGTTCAATGCTTTGGGAATGAAGCAGGCTTTCCAAAAAGGATTGAACGGGGAAAATTATTATGCGTATGAATTGCACGGACGTACTTTAAGCGGAACAAATACAAATGTTTTTGCGAGTAATGGAGAAATAAGCGAACAGGTAGCCGTTCAAATGATGCTGGCTCAATTGGCGGATCATAATTCCAAAGAGAATCTGGATTTGAGCAAATATCTTTTGCACACAGCCACTTCTGCTCGCAATTCCAAGGATTTGTCTAATATATTAAGGAATGCCGCAGACAGGTTTATTCCTAAAATGGGTAGTTGGGATCCTAAATGGGATTGGATTAGTGCAGAAACATTCCACGATGACATGACTGAAGGGGACGTGCACCGTTCACAAGCGTATATACGGCACCTGATTAAGATTATGCAGGGAACAATTAGCGCGTGGAACGATTATGCTTCAATTCTTAGGGATTTTGAATCCGGCCAAACCATAGACCCTATAAGAACCCAAAGAATATTACAAGGATTGTTTGGCCCCTTATTTGATCCTACAGAAGGGTTGTTCGGAACCGAAGGTTGGACCAAGCGCGTGCAGGATATTGTAAACAATCCAGATAAATATAATTTAGAGAGCGAACAGGCTGCTGTTGATTATATTACAGAAACATTTGACCGATTGCTTTCCTGGTATGATGATTTATATTCCGGGCACAAATCATTGTTTGCCCCGTTCATAAACCGAACGCCTATACAGAATCTTTTGAAAGAAGGGGATGTACTGCCAGCTGGTGGATTTTATGGACCTAAGGGCGAAGGGGAGACCGCAATCTTTGGTGGTGTAAAGTATGTATCAAAGTCGGTTGCTCCATACGCTACCCCTCAATGGGTAGATACAACCGGGAAAATATATACTCCCAAATCAGGCAAGGACGCCTTTCAATTGGATCCGACAACAGACCAAGATTTGGCTTCCAGTATTCATAATGGTTTGGACCAATCTAAATACAAAAGCCATTATAATAATTACAATGCCGCTCCCAAACAAATGATAGTACGTATTGAGAATTTAATGCGCGTTGATCACCAAACCATTGATATGACGGATGAGAGGCAGTCTGCGGCACTGGCAAATATAAAACGGGAAATGGCCGCAGCTTTATTAGATGTAGTTCAAGATTTTAATGAAAATATAGCATAATATGAGTTTTGTCAGTTCTTCATTTTCTAAATTAACAATAAATGTCGGCAATGGGTTAGCGCATACAGGTATAAATGCAGCTTTTTATGCCGCTAATTATAAAAAAAGAGATGGTCAGTTGAAGTTTATATCCAATAGAGGATACAGTAATGTGTTTGTGTACGCTGCAAAAAGAACAATGATGCAGATGACTTTTGCCACCATCAATGACCTTTATCCTAAATATATACGCCAGTTGGACAGAAAAAAAACTGCTGAGTCTTATCAAAATAATCAGGGAAAAGAACTCCAAAAAATCATAGAGAATGGTCAGAAAACAGATCAAGACACCTTTAATAAGCAGGGGGTAACTTTAAAGTATCGGGGAAAGCCGGCGAACGAGGGGTTACTTCTTTGGATTAAAAACGAGAGCGGCCAGCCACAATCAACGGCTTTTAATACATATTGGGATAAAATAAAGGGGCTAAGTAATGAAGCTGCTGCCAGTTCTTCGCTAAATGCAGCTACAGAGGTAAAAGTGCCTGGAGAATTGGTGTTCTTGGATTTGGGAGCCATTGTGCAGGCACAGAGTTCTAACAATCTCGTGCTTACTAAGGTGCAGGGGCGAGATTGTTCTCGTAAAGAATTGATTTCAGGGGGCGACGTTAGTTTCACTGTAACAGGAGAAATTACAAGTAATTATCCGGACGTATATCCATATGCAGAAGTATCCAAATTCATTACATTAATGCAACACAAGGGTGTTATTCAGGTATTTAACCTGATGTTCCAGCAATTTAATGTTACTCAAATTCTGATTAAAGATTTCAATATGGGGCAGAAAAAGGGGTTCAAGAATGTTCAGCCATACAGCTTCACATGTGTTGCCGTTGAACCTGATGATGCGGTGAAAGTCGTTGAAGACACTATCAATGGAACTAATATTGAAATATCGCAAATGAATAAAAAGGGGTGGGCTAAGGTATTGCTTGACCAGGTAAAAGCGTCTGCCGCCAATCAGGCCGCTCAGATGATAGAAACATTAACATCAAATGTGATTTAATTATGAAGAGTTCTAATGCAATTGCATACCAAGACGGATTGGACATCTTGGTATGCAAAATTATAATTTGGGAACCATCCGATAAACAGGTTATAGACATTAGCGATCCGGACGAGAACAAGTGCCTGGTATTGCGTGAATGTCAAAGTATAGAAATAGAAGAGTCTTATAAAAAACTTATAGGTACAGCTTCTGTAAGATTTCCAAGAGGGACTGTGATAAAACGTACTGTTACAGCTAATGGAATAGAAGAAGATGGGGTTACTTCTATATACACCGAACGTTTGAACGATGGGGCGATAATCGAAAAGCGTCCCGGTTATTCAGTGGCCCAACCAAAAGACTTTAAAGTTGGGCAACGAATCCGTATATATTTAGGATATTACCGGGACAAAGGAAAAATATTTGCGAATGAAAAAGCCCGCCAGCAAGAAATGGAAAAAGAAGCGTTGGGACACGCGCCTAATTTTGATGGATATATTGTCAAATGTGGCGTCTCCACTCCAATAGAAATCAAATGTGAAAGTGTTGCGAGTAACCTTAAACGGAAGACTTGCCCAAACATCCTGATAAACAATGCTACCATTTCAGATTTATTAAAGGCTGGAGGAAAGTACGATCTATTGAAAGGCACAGGATTGGAGTTACACCCAGACACCTTAAAAGAGGAAATAAACATCGGAAAAATCCAATTAAGTGATGACCTTACGATAGCAGATGTACTAACCGAATGGGGAAAATATGGTTTGTATTGTTTTCTCTGTTATGATAACGACAAGCCATATATAAAGGTTGGAATGCCCTTTTCCAAGAACAAAAACATGCTTATAGAGAACGACAGCGAACCATCAATGGGAACATTGATTCAATTCAATTACCATGTGGCAAATGACAACCTTACACTAATGAACGTAGATCCGGCATATCTGGCTGTTTCAGCCGAGGGATTCCGAATGGAAGGAAAAAAGCAGATTAAATATAGTATAACTATAAGGCTAAATCCGGAATGGACTGGAAGCAGCGACACCGAACACAAGAAGTTTCAACTTCTCAATGAAACCAAACTGAGTACAAAAGCTATGAAGTTGGGGGCGGTCACTAAATCCAAGTCCAGAGACCGTGTTGATTTAAGCAAATACACTGTTATCCCCTACATATCCAGAAAAATAGATGTTACAGAAAGCGAATTGGTTCAGGAAGCTGAAGAATATTTTGAGAATTATAACCGAAATGGAGTGGATGGAACCTTGGTTATATTCGGAGATCTAAACATTAAAGCTGCTGCAAAAGTTGAGTTATTAGATTTCAGAGAACCTGAGAAAAACGGTTGGTATCGTGTAGAAGAAGTAAATACGAAATTTGGAGTGAGTGGTTTTCGGCAAACCCTGAAATTGCCGTATTGCATAGCAAAACCCGAAAAAGAATAATTATATGAAACACATCACAAACGATTTAAGCGCAAACGAAACTATCTATGAAGCAATCAGGCAAATAGCTTTTCATAAGTTAGTTAATCCACGTACCAACGTAATGAAAAACACATCTAAAATATCAGGTTACGTTGTAAAAGTTCATACTGACGCTGATGATGCGCTGTGTGGAACGGTGGATGTACAAGAATATTTATCAAGCCTTTCAGAGCAACAGTCTTTGGAAAATGGCTTGCCGGTAGGTTTGCATGAAGGGGTGTACCTTTCTGCTATCCAAAACAATGAAAACGGTATGGTGATTATCCCTTATCTTTATTCAGACGTAGTAATCACAACAGACCCCGCAACATTGCGTGAATACGTTATCCAATATTCTCATGCTGACACAGTACAAATAGATGCACACAATAAAGTTGTTATTGGGGTCACAGAAACCAAGGAATGGGAGGACTCTGAGGACTCTCCTGATATAGATGATCTGGAAAAGACAGGGGTTCATGCGCACACCACTTACACCCCTGTATCTATATTGTCAGAGGTAGCTAAGGGGGATAATGAATCAGATAAAAGTATTTTTCAAGTCACTGCTGATAACATTGTATCTCAGCATGATAAAAGCCAAATACTTCTTGATGCCAAACAGATTTTGGCCAAATACAATGCCAAGGAAATTGTAATAAAAGAGGATGGGGTGTATTTGGGTAGTGGAAGTGCTAAGGAGCCCGGCGTATTAGGAAATCAATTAGCAACTTTATTGGTTGATTGGTTAGGAACATTATCCCAAATGATGACACCAACAATGATGGGTCCTCAGCCACCAGCCAACTTAGCCAAATTTGTATCTCTACAAGCAAAAGTTAATTCATATAAGGCATCCATATCAGGATTTTTATCAAAAACCGTAAAAGTCGCAGAATAATGGCAAAACTAAATGAAGGTATATCACAAATAGAAAAGGGGAGCATACTGGAAACAATGTACAATCGTTTCGTGTCAGGTATGGAGCAAGCATCTCACGAAACACTCCCTGATTTTACAGGGCCAGAGTACGTTGATGGATATGTAGTCAATGAAGAGAAAATTAAAGATGAAATAAGTGATTATGAAGATATTACCCGAAAAAACGCTGCTTATTTATTGGCAAATACGATTGTCGGTAGTTTGACGGGAGGCGGTGATGGCGGGGAAGGTGGAGGCGGTTTTGTTTCCATCAACGGTGATTCTATGGCGGGGAAATTGAACGCCTTGTATGGTTTTGCGGCAGGATTTAATGGCATCAAAATTCTGGATGTCTATCAAATTTCTAAGCCTAACCAAGATAAAAAGACAAGCATCGTCTCTATTGATGGAGAATTGCATTTGTCTTCATGTGGACTGTATATCAATAATGCGAATATACTAAAGTATGAGAACTATATACTGTCCATTAAAGCAGGCAATATATTATTGGACGGTAATGTCATGTGCAGTGGGCGCATCACATTAGAAGAACTGGAGATTTCCAATAACGGTATTAAGTATAAAGATTATGACTTTTATCATGCCGGCAACTCTAACAAAGAAGATATTAGCTGGACCATGAAAGACGGAACAGTTGCAGGAAACTTATCTGTATCAGGAGACGGTGTTTTTGGATCTTCAGTGTCTGCTTTGTATGGTGTTAAATTAGGGTTTGAAGGTACAGATGTATTGTCCGTTTCAGCTCCAAGATTAGCCCAGTTAAGGGGCGATTTGAACCTAATTGGATGGGTAGGGATACAGTTGAATGGAAATTACGTTATTCATGCAAAAAACAGCAATATCATATCTTTTTCTGCCAATGATAAAATTCTAAATTTTGGGGATGATGGCACCAAACAAATAAATCTACAAACCAGTGTTTACGATGATGACGGTGAATATGAATTGATTTCAAAGTTCGGTTCTGCTTATTTCCCCGCATCGTTTAAAGCCGGTCATGGATTAGGAAATGTATTGGTTGAGACATATAAGAAATCTTCCGAAGATGCAGGATTGATTTTCAAACGTTACATAAGATTCAATACAAAAGACGGACCAGGGTTTTATAGTAATGGTGATACGATATTCCTTGAGGCTCCATTCAAATATAATCAAGGATCTGGAGACAATGTCACCTCAACAATAGAAGTAAAAGAGTCATCTTTCGGCTATATAGAATCATCAAGTTTATACGCACCGTTAAACCGAAAGTCGTCCAGTCTTAAATTTTCTACAGATGCTGATTTCTTTGTTTTTAATAAAGCCATTGAGGGGGAAAAATCAATAGGAATTGCAAATTCTAAAACCCGCCTTCTTGACAATGAACTATTCTTTAATGATTCAATCTACTGGCTGGCTTTAGAAAATGGGGTTAAGCATTACGGTGATGCCTATTTTGTGAACAATATTGGCTCCGTTGTTTTCTCCAGTGGTTTTGCAGGAAGCGGTTGGGGGATTATTCAAAATTTATTGACTGGCAATATAGAAGCGACATTTGATGGGCTTACAATTCGTAAAAAAGCAAGATTCTATGAATTGGAAGTACAAAAGCAATCTGTTACTAATGGGTCTTTGTGGGTCAGTGACTCTTGTTCCGGAGACTTGGTAGAAGAAATAGTATAAATGGCAATATACACATTCAAAAAATATAAAATTTCTCTTCAACACGACACAAAAAAAACTCAAGGATTACGCACCGGAGATATAATCAGAAGACAATATTTTGACGGTAAAAATTTAGTTTATTCCTTAATGTGTGTATTAAATTACGGAAAGGAAGAGGTACTTGATCCTAAAACCGGCAGAACTGTTGAGCGTAATTATTTTATAGGAGCATTGCTCGAAGGAGATGTGCCAAAATCGGAGCAAATATTGGATTTTGCACGTATCACCAATTTATTTGACACTTCCCGTTCTGGTGCTATGTATTTGACAGGCTCTGATGACCAGGCACCATACATGGATGTAATAGATGGTATTGGAAGAAATGCCAGCTTGTGTTGGCCTGAAAATGTAGCTACAAAAGATTATACCAATCCAAAATCTCAGTATATAGTGAAAGGGGCGGTAGATGTCGATTACCAGCCGTCAATAGAGGATAACTATCGGGTACTCCATTTAAAACGACAGAATACCGAAGATAAAAACTTTATTGGAATTCAACAAGACTTCAAAGAATACGTCAAAAATCCCAATAGAGTGCTTATTTCTTATAAAATCAAGTCTTCCCGTGAATTATCCTGCAAGATAAGTTTGGGTTTTCAGGACGGCACACGGATTGATGGAGAAGAGGATTATACGGTCACTACAGATTGGCAATACAAACTACATGCTGTTACCATTGATTATTCAGGAAGGTATTTGCGTACTCTAAAATTGGATACATCTTCCATGAAAGCACATGATGAAGTATGGATAGCGGACTTCAACATTATTTTGCTTTCCAGTGTTACCAATTTTAATGATGCTTGTCACACTCGCGTAGGAAAGCTAACCGGCATTATTGACCCTGTTTTTGGGCAGTTGGACAGTTATGGAAGTTATATACAAAAACTTTTTGCTTCTGGTTCTGCTCATATATCAGGAACTTTAACAGCAGGGGATGAAAACGGATTTGCTGCAACCTTTTATGCAGGAAAGATACATAGAAATACTTTTGTTAACTCATTGAATGTGGAGTTTACAACACCTGTAATCACGGATGATCATATTGACAACCCAACAGGTATAGGTAATGTGTATAAAATTGATGGCAATGCCACAATGAGGGCACAGACCAATAAATGGCTATTGAAAAATATAGGCCAATCTTATACCTTATCGTTTTGGCTATATGCTGAGGCTGGCGGACAGCTCTCAGTACTTCAAAACAACAAGGTTATTGGCACTATACAAATAGAAGAAAGTGCAACCTTATATTGGCAAAGACACAAAATCTCTTTTGAGTTACAGTCCCCACAAGAGAATGACGACTTAACGATTTCCTTGCTTCCAGAATTAGTTGATCCAAGTGTGTACATTTATTTTGTTGCTCCACAATTAGAGTTAGGTAATACAGCTACCCAATACCAACCAACAGACGATATATTGAGAGAAACCAATGATTATGGCGCATGGTTCAATAGAGGAGGGATTGGCGGAACAATTCAAAATCCATTATTACAACTGAATTTTGATGGGAAAGGTGGTATTGGTACTAAAAATAAGTCGTTTTTTCTTGGATACGATGGCTCTGGGTATTTGGCAAACAAAAATATAGAATGGGATCATAATGGACATGTTGTTCTTGGAGATGATGTCACTATATCATGGGGTAACATTGCAAATACTCCAGGTTGGATTGATGATTGGGATTCTAATAAAACTGTGATTGGTGGCGAATCATTGATTACACCAAAAATCTTTGTTGGTAAAAAAATAGAAAATGAAGAAGGGTTAACAAATATCACAGGAGTTTATATAGGTCCTAATGGCAATGGGGCAGGCGTTTACGGATATAAAGAAGGCATTGACATATTTCATATTAATGAACGTGAGGGGAAAATTGCAGGCTGGGTAATAGATACTAATAAAATTTGTACTGAAGATTTAAAGCTATCCATTAATGCTGAGGGCAGTATAATAGCTCAAAATGAGTATGCAGAAGTTTTATGGGGGATATACAAAAGCGGTAAGGCAATATTTTCTAAAAACAATGTTCGATTTTTAGAAGATGGGTCTGCATATTTTAAAGGAGAAATTGAATCCGCTTCTGGAAAAATAGCAAATTGGACAATAAAAGAAGATGCCATATACATGGGTCAATTCTCCGATACCGGAACCACAGCAAGTCCAGAAGATATTACAATTGGGGAAACAGGTCTGAGAGGCTACAGTTGGTATTTAAACAGTAATGGTGACGGTGCATTAGGACATGGGTGTATTAGTTGGAACAGTAAGGGACAAACCAATATCACATCTACAAAATCCGCAATGTTGGTGGCTGTAGATAAAAATGAAGACAATAGTTATAATTTAAAATTTAATTACAACCTGTCAAATGATATTGACCTATTTCATATTGGAGACATCTGCTGGGGGTGCGTTAACAGTAATAGTCCGATAGTTTCATGGTTTCGCATTACAAACGTAGCTACATCTGTGAACACGATCACTGTTGTAATGTATCCAAATGAAGATGTTCCGGGAGGCGTTAATTACGAGCCTATGCCTCAAATGCTTGTATCTGTTTACGGAAATGCTGACATTGAAGATTTAGAACGGTCCAGAAATTTTAAATTCGATATAAGAAAACAAAGTATGTTATTCTTATCGAATATACACAAGCCGATATTGGAAGACTACAACTACTCAATCAGCATCGGCAGATTTCCCCGTACCAAGGCACTTGAAAAGCTGCCGATTTCCGAGAATGAGACAGGCGTCATGACACAGACAGTCATTGCCGAGAAATTCTACCAACTCGACCACAACGGCGATGTCATACCCAACAAGGTAGACCGGGGTATCTGGTCTCTGGAAACGGCCCAGAGCGGTGCTCCT